TTGTTCCAGGATGTTCCATCATCCCTTGGATAATCTGGATCAACATATTCTTCAACATATTGCTCTGGAAGAACCCTTGCAAGTTTTGCTTTCAGTTCTTTGATTTCTGCTTCCAGTTTCTCGATTTCTTCATCCTGATCCGCATCATACTCAACAAGTTTTTTATGATAATCTTCAGCAAGAAAGAGATCATACTCTTCTGCAGTCTTACGCATTTCTTCGGTGGATCGCATTTCGTTAAATGCCAAATAGCAAGCGCCTTTTGCAATACCTGCTTGATTGTGCCCCATCGCAAAACAAAACTTCTCAAAGAGTTGGAAGAGTTGAATGGTATTAAGGTCTTCAGCAGGAACCTCAAAAGTAAAGTGCTCCTCAGGTAGGATTTCATCATCATAGATGCCACCCTTATGATCCCAAACGGAATCGTACTTTAATGTAACTTTTGCGGAGTACATAATGCAGGTTTTGCGGAATCAATAAACATACTATAAAACCTCTTAACTCAAAAGTCAAGAGGCATCGGACAGTTTGGAAAGTGGTTCAGTCTCTTCTCATATCATCATCACTTTTGAAAAAATCTGCGATATCATCTGCACCGTTGAACTGAGTACGGTGCTCTGATGGGTCAGGATGTCCTAAATCCATAATTTGAAGAAACTCATCCAAACTTCCTTCTTTTCCTCTACCTTGTATTGCAATTCTTCTTGCTTTTCTTATGATTTCGGCAGCAGAACGATTTGACTTGCAAAGTTTTTCACTCCAAATCATATCTTCTAAACTTACTTCCTCACCTCTTTCAATTCTATCTGCAATTCCTTGTAAACGAAGACGATATTGTGTAGAAAGCATTATAAGACCATAGATTTAGTGTTATTTATTTCTCTTCCTTCTTCCTTTTAAAATATTCTTTATAATACTTTTCTTTCATTTTTTCTATGTATTCAAAATCTTCTGGTTCATCCAAACAATCCAAAATATAAGAAACGCCCTCTAATTCTCCAATTAGACGGGCGATAGTGATTGATGATTGTGGATTACTAACGTTCCACTTAACTTTCATAGTATGCGGAAATTACCTTATCATCCCAGGCAGACGGCAAATTATGCTCTCTTGCCCTCATGTGATTTAAACCAGAAACTGGAAGTTCCATTAACTCTGGATCATGCAGCACTCCTTCTAACTGCTTTCTTTCGTTTTCTGTGTGCGGAAATCTAAATGCTCCGCTGTGCCATCCTTCTGTATTCCGATGAGTTCTAGACATAATGTGTGCGAATAAACACAATACTAATTATATCACTTATTCAATTCTTTTTCAAGTTCCTTAACAAGACTTAAAAATATAGAAATAGTTGTTTAGTTTTCTTACATTCGAATGTTTATTGATAAAATTATTCTAGAATTTTCCGAATTATGAGGATGTGTATAGTGAATTATATTTGAAGGAAATACTATAAGAGATCCAGAAGAAATGTCTTTTGGAACATAGTATTCATGTGTGTCAGTATCATAACTAGTGTGTGGAGATAAAAATTCTGTTGCAGTATGCTCATTTTTATCATAATTCACAAAACAAACAGCACTTAAACCACAAAAACCATGAGTATGTGGGGGATGAAACATTCCTTTTTTTTGTTCTTGAAACCAACAATTTCCAACATAGCAAGTTTTTTGAGGATGCTCTGTAGGATTTCCAAAACATTCATAAATTATTTTTCTTTCTTCTTGAAAAATGTTGGATATAGATTTAATAAAATCATTTTCCCATACTCGAATGTTTTCTGCTTCCTCATCCGATAAGTATGCAAGAGATTCGTGTCTGATATATGTTGTATTTACAGTTTGTGAATATCGCAATTGATTTTGATTTGAAAAAAACATATCCATTAACTGTTTCTTTTTGTGATCCCAATTTGACATTTTTATGTGTAAAATTGGCACACTAAACATCGGTGCTATTACTATTTCTTTATTTAAATATTTGCGAGATACTAAATTAACAAAATAATTTTCATCATCTTGTATTTCTTTTTTTTGCTCAAAAACATTATCAGAATCAAAATTTATTTGTTTCATATATTTTAATTTTTTTGATTAAATTCTTCTTCAAGTTCTTTAGCCATCCTTAATGCTTTGCGCCACATTAAGTGCTTTACAATTGGATTTGCTGGATTATGAAGCAACCACCATTTTCTTTTTTCATATTCAAATTTTCCTAATCTGAAAATCAAATTCACAAATGCTGCTACACTTGAGTCTGTAACTATCAAATATAGAAGAAATCCAAATATTGTAAAAAGAAAAAGATGGTATTGGGACATATCAATCTTTAAAAAATGCTACGACTGATGGGGAACCAGGTTTTGGTTTTGGAAATCTTTTTACCTTTTTAGGTTTCACTTGTTTGTGAATAAAAGATTTTGCCGTATCTAAATTATTTGCCACATGAACCTGCTCCCCATTATGTATAATCATAAATTTATCTCCAAAAGGAACTGCTGCCCACATTCCGTCTTTGGTCACATAACCTGAAGGGTCTGATGGTTTTGGATCTAACAATCCATAATTTTGAATGGGAATCATGCGGCATTCACACTAATAACACGAGCAGTTGGATTACGTGCTAAAGCAGTACGTTTTGCATCCTGATAATCACGTGCCTCAACGTGTTCATAGAACACTTTACCAGCAACATAAAGTTCAACTTTGCAGCGCATTAGAAATCTCCTTTGGGAATGAATGTATTATAGAGCATCATCGGATTTTTTCCGATGATAATGTGCCAGTTCAGCGATTGATTGTGCTGACTGCAACATCACCTTTCTTGAAGATAATGTCCACCACGTTCTGCACGGCACGTGCGGTGTTCGTAGATGCCTTGTCAAAGGTGGGGCAGATCACCAGTCCATAGGATTTGGTGTAAGAGGGCAGATCGCCTGCCACAAGGGCACCAGAGCGGATCCCAGCAGCATCTTGGGGGTGTAGGCGCAGAGTACGCCCAACCGTTTGTCCGATGCCAACAACATCCATAGAGCGCATGAATACAACTGCTTCTAGAGCAGAGATATTGATGCCTTCTGCCAGAATGCTGTGATGTAGAACCACAAACTTCTTGTCAGCATCCTTACCCCATTCGTTGAGAGTGTCAAAGAACACCTCACGGTTCACGATCTTACCATCAATAAAGGCACCGTGCTTGGATGTAATGTGCATCACAGAGTAACCTTGTTCTGCAAGTTGATCTGCAAAATCAGTTTCAGAAAGCAACCCAACAATATGCCTGGTTGCCTTGGCACAGATCAGAATCTTGTTGACAGGATGATCTGCAATCGTTTGCAGAAGATACTCACAATCACGTTGAGCAATATCCTCACCTTTGATAGAAAGGCGCATCTCCTTCATCATAACCTTGGGAGGAATGATGTAACCACCCTCTACAAGTTGAGGAGCAGGAACCTTGGCAATAATCTGACCATATACTTCAGTATCATTCATGCCAGGTTTGCCAACAACAGAAGAATACTTGGGAGTTGCAGTAAAGAAGTAGCAACGTTTTGCTTCTGATGCAAAATACTCTGTAGCAGGAAAGAAGTTGCGTTTGATGGAGTTATGTGCCTCATCAAAATAGATGGTGTCCACAGAAATTTCTGCACGTTGCAGTTGCTGCAAAGAGTTGTAAGTGGTAAAGATCAGTTTGTGCCCTTCTACTTGATCGTGCCAGGCACGGATAATATTGGGGCGAGTGCTGCTGAAGTGATGAGTTTCACCCGTATGAACATGCATCACATGAGCGTTGGTGATAAACTCAAGGTACTCACTTGACAACTGCTCTGCCAAGAGAATGCGTGGAGCAACCACTACAATAGTTTTGACAGTAGTTGAAGTGAATTCCTGAATGGCATCAAAGATACCAACGTTGGTCTTACCACCGCCAGTAGGGAAAACACAGATTCCCTTGGCAACCTGGCGCAAGGCATCAAGAGCAATCTGTTGATGGGGGCGAAGTTGGAACAAGGTTTCCTTTGCGTATGAGACTATTATAGCAGAAAGGGGTTCCCGAAGAAACCCCATGTGCCACTTATGAAATTGGATTGATTATTTGATAGAAATCAAAGTATCAGCAGGATCAGTATCCACGATGTGCGGAGGGCGAGAACCATAGATCAGAAAAGATCGCAGGATAGTACCAGTACCGTTAATTGTGTCAAGATTGTTAAAAATGTCTTCCAGTTGTGCAAGACGATTTTCGATCATCTTGAGAACTGCCAGTCCATCTTTGGCGTTAGATGTATTCACATAGAAGTTCAAACGAGTTTTGACTCCATTTGCAGCATCACGAAGGAACGTGGGAAGAAAGTCACGAATCCACACATCTTGCCCTGCCTCATAAAGGCGATCGACAGTATCGGTTATGATTTGATCGTTCTTATCAAGAATAGCGATGTTGCAGTTTTTGAACAGGCGGATGACCTGAAAACGAGTATAGTTTGTCAGGAAAGAATTCTTCTCGGTGTTGTTGAAGATTGCTTTCTTCAAATTAGTGCGAGTAAAAGAAGTTTCATTCTTGGCATACTTGTCAACCCAAGCATTTACATCTTCTTGAGTTACAACCACATCTTTCTGCTTCTGCCGTTGCACCCAGGAAATACCCCGTGCTTTGTAGTCATCATACACAGAACTGGATCCATCGGGTTGAGGTTGGTAAAGAAGTCCAACTTCATCCAAAACATCACCCTCATCAAATCCTTCTTTGATGCGATATACATCAACGATCATCCAAGTGTAACCGTTGTTGCAATACCACATCCAACGGTGATTACCATTCACCAACCAGTTCTCAAGTTCTTGTCGTTCAGTTTGTTCCAGAACGATGGGAGGAAGTTTGCCTTGCTTGTAACCTTTCTCCAGAGATTTGGCAACTGTTTGGTATACCTTTTCATCATTACCACGGAAACGTCCAACGTTCTTGCGGAGTTTGAATGAAGCAGTTGGTGCGATTTCGGTACGAACATACTCTACAGTTTCGTACTCGGGTCGTGCATAAGTTTCGATCTGTGCTTTCAGATCGTACAGAGAACTATCCTTCGGAATCGCAACGTATTCATCAGGAATCGTAATCTGAGAAATTTCAGAAAATTTATTTGTCATATTTAAAAAATTCGGCAGTTTGTCCATTTTGAGTTTCGGCAAGTGCCTCAACCACTCAACCAATATATGATGGATTCAACCGTTTGTCAACCCCTAACATATTAGAAAAACTTTTCAATACCGATAAGATCTCCAAATGAATAGTCATACTCTAAAGCATCAGCACACACATAATGAGGATGATTCACGGATACACCTAAACGATCACAAAGCTCCTTATGATTATCTTCCATCATCTCAACGGCATACAGCATATGATCTAGAACGTGCTTCTCATCATGATATTGGCACAAACGATTCTTCAATCCCATCAGAAAGTTTCCAGATCCTGCAGAGTTGTCAATAAACGTGCTTGTAGGATCTTGAAGTAATTCCAAAGGAATCTCATCAATCATACTCTCTACAAGTTCTTGGGGAGTAAAGACTTCTTGTGTTTCTTTAATCCTTTCATCGGATCTTTCGATTGTTGATCCTACATCTTGATTATGTTTATTCTTTGCCATCTCGTTCTTCAATACATTTCATATAAGTTGAGATTAAATCATTCTTTCCAAAATGTCGTCTTCCATTACAACTTGAGGCAACTTCTCTAAATCTTGTAGCAAATTCTAACATATTTTGTATAACTTCTGGTGAGCGAACTTTCAGAAAATGATGTCCTTTTGCATAATGTGTAAAGTTTTCTGTTTTGACTCTACCGCTGGGTCCAGAACCATATTCACCAACAAAAATATCAGCATCAAATCTTTGTTCGTATGGTAAAAACTCAAAGTCTGGATGTTCTTTCATCATAGGAATCTCACCAACTCCCACTTGAAATCTTGATGTATTTCTAACTTCCCAATATTGTTTAACTGCACTAATTCCATTCGGAAATGTAGATGCATCGAGATCTTCATCCACAACACAATGAAGATGTGCCTTGATCTTATTTAAAGAAGAAGGTTTGCGTACCGAAGTTGGCAACACAAACCTAATGTCATTTGTAATTTCTGCAGTCTTATTGATAAATTTGATCGCAAGATTACCTCCAACACCATATGGAGGATTACCTATAGCTAAGCTAAATCTCATGTCCTTTCAACGACCACAAAGGTATTCTAATGGTATTTGGGAATTATGTCAAGTCCTAGTACATATCATGCCAGGCAGTTCCATCATACATTTGATGTTTTTTGGTTTCTTTATTAAAAATGAATGCACCCTCAACTGTAGAAAGACCAATTCTTTCTGTGGTTGTTATACATGGTGGAAGCATAAATCTTATTTTTGATCCTAATCCTATTGTATCAAGATTTACATCCGTTATTCCTATGCCAGCACTACTAAAATCTATAACTGCTTTTGGAAGAATTGTTCCGATTCCAACAACTGTTTTTCCATATGAATCAATAATAGTATATGGTGTATTTGATTCAGTATTTCCGATACTAACATTTACACCTTGCTTCATAATAATATTTGCATTTTCAATATAAAAATCTTTTTGCAATAAAGATAATCCAGATGATTCGGATGTTCCATCATTAAGTTGTGAAGTGGTACTTAACCCAACAACTATTTTATTGAATAATGATGTTCGATTAGCAAAAAGTGAAACTCCAGCATATTTTTGTGTTGTTCCAATTCCGACAAAAGTTTGTAAATCATCTGGCAATCCAACAAAAATAGATCCAGATGTTGGGAATGTTAATTGATTGGTAATTACTTTATCAAATGTAATTGTACCAACTCCCGTAGAGTTTAATGTAGTAACTGTTAATATGCCAATTTGACCAGTATCAGTTTGTAAATGTTTTCCATCATATTGTTGTCCAATAAAATACTTAGTTGCAATAAATTGAGATGTAATTGTAGATGCTGTACCTACGCCAGATGAACCTAATCTAACTTGAATTGAACCATTATTGTTAATATTTAAATTACGCCCATCATTGATAGTAATATCGGCATAATGATCTGCATTATAATTAAATCTAGAAGAAGTATTAAATGTAATTTGATTATTAGTAGTTTTTTCACGAATATCATCAACATATAAAGTTCTATTTGCATAAAAATCTTCATTAGCTGTAATTGAAGATATTGCAAATAGTTTTGTTGCAGTTAGAATGCCAACATTAAAGTTTTGGTTATTAAAGTTGGCAGTAAGATTACCATTAACAGTTACATCTCCAGCTATTTTTAAATTTCCACCAACAAATGCATTACTAGTTACAGTTGAAGTTCCAACAACTTCAAATGTTTCTAGTGGATTTGTTTTACCAATTCCTAACTTACCACCATAGGTAAGGGACATTAAATCGATATCTTTATATTTCCAGGTATGATTTCCAGTATTAATTCCTGCAGCACCAGAATGCAATTGATATTCGATTGGTCCAGGAGTTTGGTTTTTAATTCTTAATGTTCTGTCTTGAAGTTCATTAAATTGAATATTTGCACTATTGGATCCAGAACTTAATGTTAATATTGGGAAATTATTTGCACTTGAAGTCTTTATTAATACTGAAACATTATCATTTGATGATACTACATCAAAATTAGATTCTGGCGAAAGTGTTCCTACTCCAATCTTATTAGTTGAACTATTAACAAATAATGGTCCTGCACTAACATTACTTGTTACAGTTAATCCACCACCAACAACTAAACTATCATTAACTTGAACATAATTAGAATTTGACTGTAAAATTAAATCTCCAGAAACAGTATCTATTGTTGATGTTGATGCTACAGCAATTCTAATATTATTGATATAAGCATTTCCAAAAGCATAATTTGAAGAACCAAGATATCCAGAAAAATTAGTAGTTGGAATTATTCCTGTTGTAACAGAAGCAATACCAGTTAATTCTGATAATCCATCAACTGTTAATTTATTGAGAACTCTAGTAATAGTACTATTCGAATTTAATTTAAGATCTCCAGATTTAGTTGAAATCGTATTATTTTCTATATTTGATATGTTTATATTTCCAATATGTGCATTTGCAAATGCTGTGGTTGCTGATCCTATATAAGAACCCAGATCAGAACTTGGTAATATACCATTATTTGCTCTGATAGTTTTGGCAAAAGTTGATATTCCAGTAACATATAATTGATCGGAAATAATAACGTTATCTTGAAGATTGACTAAACCACTAAATGATTTTAAAGTTAAATTTCCAGATTTTGTAGTAATTTCATTAGAATTAACACCTAATGTTAAGTTTCCAATATATGCTGATCCAAATGCTTTAGATGATGAACCTAAATTTGCACCACCATTTGTATTAGGTGTAATAGTATTGGAAACAGTAGTAATTCCAGTAATAGTAACATTACCATCAACATTTAAATCATAATTAACATCCAAGTTATCATCAACTTGTACTGTTCCTGCCGTAGAATTT